CAAAGGCTCAGTCCTTTCATCTACTGCTGCGGTTAATACGTCAAGTACCGCTATTGGTATTTGGCGTTCTAACGATGTAATGCAGGCGTTAAAAGCTACTGCATGGCCTTTAACTGGCTATACGATTATTGAAACATTTACCGCTACAAGCGTATGGACTTGTCCAACGGGTGTTACTGCTGTTGATTATTTAGTTATTGCTGGTGGTGGTGGTGGTGGCGGTGCTTCTTCTGCGGGTGGAGGAAGGGGTGGTGGTGGTGCTGGTGGCTTTAGAACAGGCACAAGTTTATCCGTTACTCCTGGGACTGATTACACAATTACCGTAGGTTCTGGTGGGGCTGGAACTTCTGCAACAGAACAAAATGGAAGTCAGGGTAATAGTTCTATATTTAGTTCAATTACATCTGCTGGTGGTGGTTATGGAAATGGCTATATCAGTCCTTACAACGGCGGCTCTGGAGGTTCTGGCGGTGGCGCTGCTCAAACTGGAACTGGAGGTTCTGGAAATTCTCCTTCTGTAAGCCCATCACAAGGAAATAATGGTGGAAATGGAGGAACTGGCGCTGGCGGTGGCGGTGGTGGAGCAGGTGCGGTTGGTTCTCCTGGAACAGACCCTGGAGGTTCAAACTACAACGGTGGAAATGGCGGTAATGGAACTGCATCTACCATTTCTGGTTCATCGGTAACTTATGCTGGTGGTGGTGGCGCTGCTGGTTATGCTTCTGGAAGTGATGGAACTGGTGGAACTGGAGGAGGCGGTGCTGGTAAACATAGCAGCGGTTCTACTACGGCTGGTACGGCAAATACTGGAGGTGGTGGTGGTGGTGGTGGTCAAGGACTTGGAGGCGCTGCTGGCGGCTCTGGAATCGTAATTATTTCTTATTTTGCTCCATCACAATCAATTATTACTTTCAAAGGAACAGCAAGTTGGGTATGTCCAACAGGTGTTAGTTCTGTAAATTATCTTGTAGTTGCTGGCGGCGCCGGCGGTGGAAGAACAGACGCTGGTGGTGGTGGTGCTGGCGGTTTTCGGACGGGGACTTCATTTTCTGTAACCGCAGGAACAACATACACAATTACCGTTGGCGCTGGTGGTGGAGGTGCAACATCTGCTGTCCAAGGAACATCAGGTAGCAATTCTGTTTTTAGCACCATTACATCTAATGGAGGCGGTGGTGGCGGTTCATTTAGCGCAAACCAAGATGGAGTAAGCGGAGGTTCTGGTGGTGGCGGTGGCGGACTTAACACAAGCCCTGGAACTGCTGGTATTGGTGGCACAGGAAACACTCCATCTACATCACCAAGCCAAGGAAGTAATGGCGGTAATGGATATTTCTTATTCGGAACTTATGGCGCAGGCGGTGGCGGCGGCGGCGCTTCTGCTTCCGGTGGAACAGTTACTGCTGGACAAGGTGTAGCAGGCGCTGGTGGAGCAGGAACTGCATCATCTATTTCTGGTTCGTCAGTAACTTATGCTGGCGGTGGCGGCGGTGGAAATGACAGCCGTAATACATTTGGAAGCACAGGTGGCGCTGGAGGGGCTGGCGGTGGCGGCGCTGGAAATTCTGGAACATCTGGTAGCGCAAATGGCGCAGATGGAACTGCAAATACTGGCGGCGGCGGCGGCGGCGGTGGATTTAATCCTGGTGCATCAACCACTTATGGTGGCGCAGGCGGTTCGGGTATTGTTATTTTGAAATTAAACTAACATGAAAATCTACCAACTTTACGGCATTGACACAGCTATGCACCTGCTACGCCCAGGCGCTAAGTGGGAGATCAGCAATACATCCATCACTCGGTGGGAAGATGCTCGTCCATGCCCAACATGGAAAGAACTCATGGACACAATGGAAAAGATCAAAGCGTTTGAGGATTCAATTGACACCATATTTACTGATGAGCAGATTGAAAGAATTACTGGCGAGCGTCAAGTAATTGATGCAGCTATAAACGGAGTTTGAAATGGCACACTTTGCACAGATTGATGGGAATCAGATCGTTACTCAAGTTATTGTTGTGGACAACAAAGACTGTTCCGATGCTTTTGGAACAGAAAAAGAGTACATTGGTGCTGCATTTTGCGAATCATTGTTAGGCGGCACTTGGAAGCAAACTTCCTACAATGCTCGCATTCGTAAAAACTACGCTGGAGTTGGCTACACCTACGACTCAACCCGTGATGCGTTTATTCCACCTAAACCCACTGGCAATTGGACGTTAAACGAAACGACTTGCCAATGGGAATCCGATGATTCTGTACAAGTAGGAACAACACTAACATGAGCACTTTAACTTTCCAAGCGGCGGCTGGTGGTTCACTTAATTTAGTCGGCCCAAACATTTCTGGCAACGTAAACCTAACGCTTCCAAGCGCTGATGGAACGTCTGCGGGCCAAGTGTTGCAAACTAATGGCGCTGGTACTTTGGCGTTCTCTAATCAGCTACAAGGCTCAAGCAGCGCACTTGCCGCAATCCTGACAAACGCCGCAGAGGTTGTGACCGTATCGGCCACCGCAGCAACGGGCACGATCAACTACTATCCAACCAGCCAATCCATCTTGTATTACACAAGTAACGCATCGGCTAACTGGACGGTCAACTTTGCAGGCTCTAGCGGAACAACAATGAACAGCATCATGGCTGTCGGCCAGGCTATTACCGTGGCTTTCCTAGTAACCCAAGGCTCTACGGCGTACTACAACAACGCAGTCACGATTGACGGCACATCGGTAACGCCTAAATACCAAAATGGCGGCACTTGGGTAAGTGGTAACCCCTCGGGCATTGATTGTTATGTCTACACAATAATCAAGACCGCAAGCGCAACCTACACCGTTTTGGCCTCCCAAACTCAGTACAAGTAATGCCTACCGCAATTACATCTGGCCTTGCCTCTGCAAAGGGGTTTGGCTTTACTATGTCTAAACCAGCCACTACAACGGTGCAATACCTTGTTGTTGCGGGTGGTGGCGGTGGCGCAGCGGGCGCAGGCGGTGCGGGTGGCGTTCGTAGCGGCTCATCTTATTCGGTTGCTAGAGGAACGGCAGTCACAGTAACTGTCGGCTCGGGTGGCTCGGGAGGCCCAGCAGATAGTGGCGGTCTTCCGTCTAATGGTGGAAACTCTGCTTTTGGGACAATTTCCGCAACCGGCGGTGGTCGAGGCGGCATTTACACAACTGGCAGCGATAGTCCTGGTAACGGCGGCTCTGGTGGTTCATCAGGAACTGGCAATAGTGGTGGCACAGGTAATGCCGGCGGCTATTCTCCTGTTGAAGGATATAACGGCGGCGGCGCTACATTTAGTTATTTTTCTACCGGCGGTGGTGGCGGTGCAGGGGCTGTGGGTGCAGATGGCACTAGCGGCGGTGGTGGAGCAGGCGGCGTAGGTGTTGCGTCATCCATTACAGGAACATCGCTTTATTACGGCGGCGGCGGCGGCGGTGGCACTCGGATTGGCGGTGCAGGGGCTGGCGGTAATGGTGGCGGCGGTGCGGGAACTACTCTTGGCAACACGGCAACTAGCGGAACTGCATACACAGGTGGCGGCGGCGGTGGATGCAGCGGCGGCACTAGCAGCGGCGGCGTAGGCGGTAACGGTGGATATGGCGTGGTCATTATTCGTTATGCAGATACTTATGCCCCCATTTCGGGATATACCGGCACATTTACATCAACCGTATCAGGTGGATACCGTGTTTATAGATTCCTGACTAGCGGGACGTTATATCTATGATTACTGTTTGGAAAATCCTAGAAATATTTGCTGAAAATGGCGCAATTACCCACGCCAAGTATTTTATTTCCGCAACGGACGAAGTAAATACCGTGGAAACAGAGGGAAATTGGTGGTTTGACAAGTACAAAGTCGAGACACCTTTTGAGAAAGTAACCGAAAAACAGGTTATTTTATGGATTAAAGAAGGCGCTACTCAGCACGGTAAAAATGTAATAGAATCACGCCTAGAGGAACAATTGGCGCTTCTTGGTAAGTCGAAATCTGTTGCGCCTCCGTGGAAACCGCCTGTGTTTACCTTGGAGCAACAATGGCCCAGCCAATAGACATAGTTTCTCGATCATTAAAAGACATCGGCGCATTAGAAGCCGGTGAAACGCCTACGCCTGATGCGGCGCTAGATGCGTTTGAGATGCT